CGGCATCATCGAAGCCGGCAAGGAAGCCGCCAAGATTGTGGATGCCCGCAAGTCCGCCCGGCTCCGCCATGCGAAGTCCAGCGCTGGAACCGCCAAGATCAACAACATGATGACGGAGGCGGCTCCGCATGTCGCGCTGATGGTCGGGGATCTGAACAAGGATCTTTATGCCGTCAACATCGGCAGCGGGACGCTGCGGTTCGAGCGGCAGGAAAACGAGGAAAGCGATCCAGAGGATCCTCGGTTCAACTGGGTGGCGGTGCTTCACCCGCACCGGCCGTCCGACCTGATCTCGAAGCTCGCGCCGACGATGTGGGCGCCTGGTGTCACACCGGATCGGACAGCCTTCGACGGCTTCTTGAAGCGCATCCAGCCCGATCCAGATATCCGGCTGTTTTTGCAGCGTTTCGCGGGATATTGCCTGCTCGGCACCACGTCCGAGCAATGTCTCGTGTTCTTCTACGGTGCGGGCCGGAACGGCAAATCGACCTTCGTCGACCTGCTCTGCGATATCATCGGCGATTACGCGGTGACCCTGTCGATCGATAGCTTCGCCGGCGACAGCAAGCGCGGTGGCAACGAAGCGACACCCGATCTGGCGCGCTTGCCGGGTGCGCGGCTCGTCGCGGCCAGTGAGCCGGAGATGGGCGTGAAGCTCAAGGACGCGCTGATCAAGACCCTGACCGGTGGCGAGAAGATCCCCGTGCGCCGCCTGCATCAGGACTTCATCGAGGTCGTTCCTCAGTTCAAGATCATGCTGTCGGGCAACCACAAGCCGCGTATCGACGACACGTCGGACGGCATCTGGCGGCGTGTTTATCTTGTGCCCTGGGACATCCAGATCCCTTTGGCGGAAGTCGACCGGGCGTTGCCAGGCAAGCTTCGCGCCCAGGCTGCGGGCGTGCTGGCATGGATGATAGAGGGCGCCCTCGATTACCTCAACTTCGGCCTCAACCCGCCCGAGCGCGTTGTGGCGGCAACCCGCGATTATCGTGAGGAAAGCGACCCGATCGGAGCGTTCATTCGCGCCGCATGCATCGTCACCGGCCGGGAGGAAGATCAGTCGACGCCTGGGCAGCTCTTCAACGGCTATTCGCACTTTGCGATGCGTGAGGGCTCGGCGGAATTCAAGCAGAACACGTTCACGCGCCGATTGCCGGATTACTGCCGCATGGCCTGGCAATCGCCTGATGGTGACAGCAAGCAATTCTGGAAAGCCAAGTCGGGAACGACCTTCTACCGGGGCATCCTCGTCAAACCCGAGTTCCAGGCCGGTGGACCGCCTCCGGCATCGCCCGAACAATACGGATATCCCGGATGAGCCCTTTCCCCTTTTCAGGTGAAGTGCGCGATTGCGCCTTTTCGCGCCCTGTCGACCCATTCCGGCCGGCTGTTTTTGGGACGCTAGGGACGCTACCCGCCATGTCGCTCGCTTGCGACCCTGAAAAAGGGTGTGGGGTTACAACAACTTAGGACGCTAGGGACGCTAGGGACGCTATTTCCCGTGTTCACATGTGCGCGCACTGAAAAGGGGTTTGGGGTTTAGGCAAATCCATGAACTGCACTTCTTATGTGTACGTCCGGCTTTGCCTCCCTAGCGTCCCTACCGTCCCTGTTCCTTCTTCTTATTGTTTCTTTTCAACGAGCTAGAAGGTTCTGATTTTGGGTCGATAGAACTTGTTTTGGGTCGGAAGAGAAGAATTAGGGACGCAAGAGGATTTATGATGAAAACGATGACGATTGAAGAGATGCTGATCTGGGCTTTCGTCAACGAGTTGCCGAAAGGTGGCGGGACGGATGGACTGGAAAACAGCCAGTCGGCATGGCGCGGGATTGAAAGCAGCTATGGTGCGATTTCGCGCTTTGCTGTGCTCGGCACCACGATCCAGACTGGCAGCGGCAACTGGGATCATCCGAACACTTGGATCGAACAGGGCGATGCGCATCCGGATGCGCTCGCGCTTGGCGAGGAAGTCGCAAATCTCGGCCGCTGCAGGTTCTGGCTGCCGGATGACTGGAGCCCACTGTCGGATTGGCCGGACACGATGGGTCTTGCCGAAGCTTCGGTCGCCAAGCAGGTCGCGCGGTTCAATTTCCGCCATCAGGACGAAAATGGCCGCAGCCTCGTGGCGCTCGTGGTCGGCACCGCTGTGCTTGGGAAGCGCCCCGATTGGACAAGCGTGCCGCTGGAAACCCGCTTGGTCGAGCGCGGTGGCAAACCGGCGTGGTTCGTCATGCGTCAGCTGCCGGACAACTTTGGCCAGCCCTGCACGATCGAGGTGGATGGCTACAACGCGAAGAACGGTCGGCCGATGCGCGGCGCTTACCGCAAGTTCGAACTGTCCGGAAACCCGGCTGGCGATATCTTGGCGCGTCTCGACTGGCAGCTTTGGGTCGCGGCTTTGCGGCGGCTAGATACGAGGATGCGGTCCAAACTGGTAGAACATCGGCTTGCCGACTTCGATGAACGAATGACGCCCTGGCAGGGCATAGAGGGTGCAGGGCCAGCCTCTGCGGTGTTGGCCGCGAAAAAACTTTCCCCGGCGCTGTGACGCCTCTGTTGACTTGCGGCAGAAACTTGACATTGTTGCGGAACCTGCAAAGGGACAGACGAAACCTCGGCGCGAAAGCGACCGGGGTTTTTTATTGCCAGCATGGATGTCCTGCTCATCGCTCGATGGAGGCTGTCATGATCTCCGCTCCTGTAATCGGAGCCAGGGGGCGGGCAAGTCCCGCCTGCGTCGGAGAACGCTAGATGGCTGTCATCGTAGCCAAGTGGGCGGACAACAATGTGCGGGTGTTCGGCGATCGTATCGCCCAGCTCAATACACGGTTCCCCAAAGTTCTGCCGCGCATCGTCAACCAGGTTGGTGAGCGGGCAAAGACGCAGGTGGTTCGGGCGCTGACCAAGCAGACCGGCCTGCCGCGCAAGACGATCGTCAAGGCCGTCGGTAACCCTGCTCGTGCTCATGGCGGCAAGCTGTCCTATGACATGGCAACGCGGGGTGGCTTCATCCGGCTGAAATATCTAGCTCCACGCGAGACCCGAAAGGGCGTCATCGCCAGACCATTTGGCAAAAGCCAGCTATTCGCCGGTACCTTCTTGAAGGGAGGCGGCTTCCCTAACCGCAGGATCGTTAAAGTCTTCGACGGTCACGTCTATCGGCGCCTGAACGTATCTGGCACGCAGATAGGTCAGGTGAAGTCCGAGGTGAGGATCCCGACAGAGATGACGCGCGGTCCTACCGCCCGCGCCTTCCTTGCCACGGCACAGCCATTGCTGAAGCAGCGGGTAGAAGCCGCCCTGACCAAGCTCGTGCCGTGACCCGCAAACCAGGTCCACCGACCCTAGCCCTCGAATGTTTCACGCGATGTTTCACGGGACCGCCTACCCCCCCATTCAGGGACCGTTTCAGGAAAAAAGCTGACTGCGGGAGCGCGCGACTGCGGGATTTCGCCAGTCTGACACGTTTTAGCGAGCCTAAAGAGCGGCCTAAAGAGAAGCCTAAAGACCCCTAAAATGACGGTCCTGACAAAAGGCGATTTTGCACGTGAGGTCGGCGTGTCCGCAGGGCGCGTCAGCCAGTGGATCGCCGAAGGTAAGATCGGGCCTGATGCTCTGGATGGTGAAGGCCGGTCTGCCAAGATCATCGTGGAACGTGCGCTGGAGCAGATCCGAGCGCGACGCGATGTCGGGCAAAGCCTCGGCAACGGATTGCAGACGAAGGTCTTTAGCGGCGAGGTGGAGCGCGGGCAGGATGCAGCGCCGACTGGTGCTTCGCTCCCAGCGTCGCGCCGGGACGATGTTGCGCATGAAATTCAGATCGAACGCCTCAAGCAGGAGCGGCGCAAGAACGAGCGCGAGGCCGTTGAAGAGGCCGTGCGGCGGGGCAACCTGGTGCCGGCCAGCGATGTGCGGGCGCAGATGTCCCGCATCGCCCGGCAGGTTGACGAGGTGAATGGCGCAATGCTGGCGGACTTTGCCTCAGCCATCGCCGGCAAGTTCGGCCTGCCGCAGCGCGACATCTTGCATCTGCTTCGGCAGGTGCGAAACGAAAAGAAGGGCGCAGCGGCTGCTGGCTTTCGTGCAGAAGTGGAAGACTTGGCCGACAGCGTCGAAGCTATCGTTGAGGAAGGGCATCAGCCATGACCTCGATGATCATCAACGTCGCGAATGCCGAACGGATCGCGACCGAAGTGCTGGCCGAGATCCTAACGCCGCCACCGCCGGTGGATTTTCTCGCCTGGGCAGAACAGAACATCGTGTTCTCGGAGCGAGAGAGCCCGCTTCCGGGTCCATACAACCGCGACCTGTTCTTCTATTTTGACGAGATCTTGCGGGCGCTTTCGCCGGCCGATCCATGTCGCGTCGTCACCATGGCGAAGTCGGCGCAGCTCGGCGGGACGGTGCTTGCGAACATCTTCTGCGGTGGGTCCATGGACATGGATCCCGGTGACTTTCTGTATGTGCATCCGACCGATTCGAATGCGCAGCGCTGGTCGAAGATGAAGCTTTCGCCGATGCTGAAAGGCACGACGGCGCTTGCCAGACTGTTTCCCATGCGATCGCGCGATGGGCTCGACAGCGTGCTGTATAAAGAGCGCGTGGACGGTCGTGGAGCCATCCAGATATCGGGTGCAAACTCGCCGGCATCGCTGTCGCAGGTCACCATGCGCCGCCAGGTGCAGGACGATCTTGCGAAGTGGGAGATGAACGCAGCCGGCGATCCTGAGACGCAAGCAGACAGCCGCTCGCGGGCACATGAGTTCGCCAAGGTGTTCAAGATCTCCACGCCGCTGGTGGAGCCGGGTTGCCGGATCACCAAGAACTACGAGGAAGGCAGTCAGGAGCGGCTCTTTCTGCCCTGCCCGCATTGCGCGCATCCACAGGTTCTTGAGTGGGAAAACTTCCAGCAGAGCATCAACGAAGACAAGCCTGAAGCCTCGCACTTCACCTGCGTTGCCGACGGCTGCGGCGGAGTGATCGAGGAGTACCACCGGCCGCAGATGTTCCGCGAGGCCAAGGCTCTGGAGGCCTCCGGCACGCCGGCATGGCGCGCCGACAATGCTTCGGCAAAGCGGGTTCACCGCTCGTTTCATCTCTGGTCGGCCTATTCGCTGCTTCAGAGCTTCGAGCGGATCGCGCGAGAGTGGTTGAACGCGAAGGGCGATCCTGCGTCCGAGCAGACATTCTTCAACGACACGGTCGGACGCGCCTACAAGACGCTTGGTGAAGCACCAAGTTGGGAAGCCCTTCAGGAACGCGCCGCCCAGTCAGATTACGACCACGGGCGCATACCCGCAGGCTTCTTCCTGTTGACCCTCGGCATCGACTGTCAGGGCGACCGCGTGGAGTGGCAGGCCGTGGCCTGGGGCCGTGAGTTTCGCCGGGCGGTTGTGGAATACGGTGTTATTCCGGGGCATGTCAGCGAGCTGCGGTGCCAAGAACGGCTTGATGCGCTGCTGAAACAGGCGTTTCGCAACGTGCACAACCGGCCGATCGGCTTCGATCTGGCTGCCATCGACGGCAACGCCTATACCGAAGACGTGTGGGGATGGGTAAAGAAACACCCGACGTCGCAGGTCATCATGGTTCGCGGCGTGCCATCTGAAACGGCACCTCTGCTCGCGGCCGTGAAGAAGGAGCGCAGCAAGTCGGGCAAGGTGCTGCGTTATTCGCGCCGCTTCTACAACTTCGCGACTTCGGTCTTGAAGATGGGTTTGTATCGTAACCTGGCCAAGACCGATCCGCTTAACCGCGGGTTTGTCGCCCTACCCCGTGGGCTCGAAGACGAGTTCTACCGGCAGTTAACTGCCGAGAGTCGCAAGGCAACACGCACCAAAACCGGCTTCATCAAATACGAGTGGGTGAAGGATCCTGCGCAAGCGAATGAAGGCCTCGATACGCACCTTCAGGCGGAAGCCGCAGCCATCAAGTTCGGCATCCGCTCTATGCCGGATGCCAGTTGGGACCGTTACGAGGCCGAGCGGGAATGTCCCGTTGAGGCTGAGCAAGGCGATCTCGAGGATCTGTTTTCGCATCAACAGCCGGCAACGCGTTCAGCCGCACCAATCGCTGTCGACCAACCCATTGTTGACCGCATTCCCGCGGCTACAGCGGTGAAACCGCGTCCCGCTCGCAAGGGTTGGAAGGCCTATCAGTAGGAGATAAGAGCGCATGACCGCCAAGCAAAGGATCCGCGTGAAGGCAGGATCTGCCGTCATGCCGGTGCCTGCGCAGCGCGGTGCGCCAACAGCGCGCTACTTGCGGGGCGACCGATCCGGCCTTCTCCACATGCGTCAAGCGGTGACGCGGGATGCTAGGATCAATGTGCGGGAAGCGGCGGATCGTGCAGCTGCTTTGGCCGTCGATTTCATACATAATTCGGGATGGATGGCAGGGGCCGCCGCTCAGGTCCTTTGCGACACAATCGGCGTCGAGCTGAAGCTCAACTGCCGTGCTCAACTGAAGGCGTTTGGGTACAGCGCCAAGACTAATGCCGACTGGTGCCGGGCGGTGGAAGCTGCCTGGTTGAAGTGGGCGTGGAACCCTCGGGAATGCGATCTTGCCGGCGAGCGAACGATCGCGGATATGTCCGATGGCGTGTTGCTCTCCTACTTGGGAACGGGTGAGGGTCTTGGCGTCTTCGACGAGTTCACGTCTGCCGAGCGTCGGCGCTATGGCGTTCGTACAGGCATCAAGGTTTCTCTTGTTCAGCCGCATCGGCTGCCTCGTGTAACACGAGAGTTCGAAGGCCTTGAAGACGGTGTCTTCCGAGATGCCATTGGACGCGCCGAGGTCTACCGGTTCAAAGCGCGCGAAGGCGGCATCGATCGCGACAAGGACATCGAGGCCCGTCAAGTCATCCATGTCATGGATCGCGGCGAGGCTGGCATCCTGAGAGGGATCACGCCTTTAGCCCCTGCTTTGAAGGTGCTGGCACAGTCGGACCAGTTAGCTGATGCAACTTTGGCCACAGCGCTGATGCAGACGATCTTTGCGGCCACCATCAACAGCCCGGAACCAAGCGAGCAGGCGTTCCAAGCCATTCAAGCGTTGGAGGACATGACCACCCCCCCTCCTGGCTATGACGCAGCCACGTGGATCGACATGGTCGGAGGGCTCCGCGGCGACTTCCTCGAGGTGTGGGGGCAGAGGATAGATGCATTGAAGTCGGGATCGATCTCGATGACCGATCCAGCCCAGATTAATCACCTCGGTCCAGGCGAAACCTTCTCCATGCACACCGCGGCTACGCCGGGCAGCCAGTACTTGCCCTTCTCAAAGAACCTGCAGGCTGAGATGGCGCGCTGCCTTGGTGTCACACTGGAGGCGTTTACCGGTGACCATTCTTCCTCATCTTATTCCTCCGTCCGAATGGCGGTCGCCAGCATCTGGCCGATTGTCGTGCGCCGGCGTCAGCGGATCGTCGCACCGTTCAACCAGGCAGTTTACGAACGCTGGCTGGAGGAATCCATATTCGAGGGACGCATACCGTTTAAGGGCGGATATCGAGCGTTCGCACGAGATCCTGAAGCCGTGTTCCAAGCGGAATTTCAAGGACCGGAAAAGCCGTCTGCCGACCCGTACAAGGATGCCATGGCATCGGCCAAGCTGATGGAGCTCAACCTATCCTCGCATGCCGACGAAGCCATTGCCCGCGGGAAGAACCCGCAAGAGTTGCTGGTTCAGATCGAACGCGAGATCAAGACGATGGAAGCGGCTGGCATCCCGATCCCGTTCGGCCGATCCAAAGGGGGCGATGGCGGCCCGCAGGGTTCCGCCATGCCTGGAAATCGCGAGCCGGTGAAAGAAGATGCCTGACCTCACGCCTCTCCCCGAGATCGACTGGTGTGCCAGGGCAACCAAGCTCCTGAAGGTCGAAGAAGCCCTTCTTGCCGGCGATATGGTGACGGAAGCCCGGTTTGGCGAAGACATGGCTCGGTATGCGACAGCCAACCTTTCGCAGGTTCGGGCCGCGCTGGATGAAGCAATGCGGAATTGCCGCGAGGCCCGCGGCGTGACCGTGAAGCGCACACGCTACGCGATGCGCGGACGGATGCGCCCCTACTAACAGGACATCAATCATGGACATCTACCGCGACGGAGAGCTTTGGCTCTACGGCTATGTCGGCGCGCCCTATTGGGACGAAGGTTTTACCGCCGTTCAGGTTCTTGCAGCTCTCGCAGAGCATGGGCGCGACCAAGATATTGTTGTTCGCCTGAACTCCGGCGGCGGCATCGTCGACGAGGCCGTCGCCATCTTCAATGCGCTGTCTGCGCACAAAGGCGACGTGCGGATGGAGATCGATGCCGTCGCAGCTTCTGCCGCTTCGATCATCGCCATGGCCGGCAACACAGTCGTGATGAAGGCCGGATCACTGATGATGATCCACGATCCGCTGAACATGACGTTCGGCAATTCAGCGGATCACGCCAAAACCATCGAGCAGCTTGAAGCCTATGCCACGCAGATGGCCGGCATCTATGCCGACCGCACGGGCAAAACGCCCGACGCAATGCGCTTAATCATGAAGGAAGAGGACTGGCTGACCGCTTCTGAAGCCGTCGAGCAAGGCTTCGCCGATGAGGCAGAGACCAGCAAGGCAAAGGCGGCGGCCTCATTTGATTACCGCATCTACCAGCATGCTCCGCAGCGTCTCGTCGCGCTTGCCAAGCGCAAGAATTGGCATCTTCCCGATGCCATTGCCCCGGCGGCGTCCGCCGCTCCCACAGGTCGAACAGAGGAAAACTCCATGACCGACAAAGAACGGGCGGACCAGCTTGCCGCCGAACTCGCCGAGATCAAGGCAAAGGCAAAAGTCGATGCCGATGATTTGGCAAAGCTTCGAGCTGAGAACGCTGACCGAGAGCGGCAGGATGCAATCCTTGCGCTTCCGGAGGCCAAGGGTCGCGAAGCCACGGCCAAGGCTCTCGCTGCTACAGCCGGCATGACTGCGGAGAGCGCGAAGGCTGTTCTTGTCACTGCCAAGGCTGACGCTGATGACGGCAGCGACGACACGGCCGACGATGTGCCAACCCGCGTCTTGAACGGCGCCGGGCTCGGCAGCAAGCCTGGCGGCAAGACGCAGGCCAAGCCGCTTCGCGTCGACATCGTCGCGGAGATGAAGCGCCGCAATGGCGTAAAGTCGTAAGGGGACGCTGACCGATGCCTGTAACCAACATCAGTTTCAAAACGGACGCTGACGTCGTCAAGACAGAAGCCCGCAACAGAGCTTCGCGCGATGAAGCCATTCTCGCATCTGGCTCCGGCCTGGTGCTTGTCGGAACCGTGCTCGGCACAGTGTCGGCAAGTGGCAAGAAAAAGCCGCTTGCACCCACGGCAACCGATGGCAGCCAAACGGCGACCGACACTCGCTCGAGGTGACGCGGAGGTCGTTCTTCAGTCGCTCATCTGGCCGGTGGGCATCACTCCCACACAGAGAGCCGCCGCCCTCGCCCAGCTTGAAGCCAAGCTGATCACTGCTCGCAACGGAGTCTGACGCCCATGTCTTACGTTCTCGATATCATCTCGGCGCCGGAATTTTCCGATCAGCGGCTGACTGAGACGATCAACATCCCCCCCTACCAGACGGGTCGTCTGGCTCAGCTTGGCGTCTTCGCCGACACAGCCATTTCCACGACTTATGTTCGGCTGCAGATCGATGGCGATGAAATCACCATTATCCCTGCTGTGGAGCGCGGCGGTCCATCCAACAAGAACATGCGCGATGGCACTGGGCACGCGCTCATCTCAATCCCGCATTTTCCGCTGGATGATGCCCTTACGCCGGCCGATGTCCAAAACGTCATGGCGTTCGGCGAAGATCGCGTGTTCATGACGGTCGGGTCAATCTATAATCAGAAGCTCGCGACCATGCGCAGTAAGCATGATGCGACTGCCTCTCACCTCGATTGGGGCGCGATCAAAGGGCTAGTTCTGGACGCCAAAGGTC